TTCTCCGCAGTAAGGAACAGGACTAGGTAATTGTACGTCTAAGTCTTTCATTTAAATACCTGTATGTCTTAATCTAACAATGTTGCAGTTATAACCTGTGTTCTTTGAAGTCCAAGTAGCTGTCACATTACTACTTGTTTTATTAACCCATACACCTACAGTGACATGACGATACCACCAACCAAACTTTTCCATCACTAAGGTAGGACCGCTAACCCATTGAGATGGGTATCTATCAGAGTAATTACCGTCACCGTTACCGAACAACGGAGTTATTAATATATCGCCAGGTTGTAATACCGTTGCTGATGATGTCTCAGAATCACCTACATCAGTAGCAGACCACTGCCCTGGAAGTAACATAGAATGAGAATAGCTTGGTTTATTATCGGTACTACCACAGAAATAAGCCTCAGTAGATGTAACATCACCTATCTTAGTAGATGTAGTAGATGCAAGCTTAACTGAAGCTAATGTTGAATAAATAGAATCACCTGCTGTAGTGGAGCTGCCATTTACCTTAGTGGTTGTAATAGTAGTACCAGAGTCATGCCCGTATTGTATAAAGACTGTAGTGGTTGTAGGTGAGAATCCAAGAGAACCTACTCCTGTTAAACTAGGAGTGTAACTACTAAAAGTCTCAGTATGACAGCCCACATATCTATCACCTGCTGAGTTTTTTCCTTCACTCCTAGAAGACCCTATAGATGAAGAAGCGTCACCCCACTCACCACGTATCCAAGTATTCCAGTTATCATATAGACCTTGTACAGATTCTAACGCTGTAGGGGCTTTAAACCATACGTCAGTACCATCTACATTCACCGTTTGAATATCAGTGTTACCATCAACAGTTACCTGCGTGATGTCAGTAGATGAACTGTTAATGTTTATATTCATTAGCTAGTAGTTATATTAAGTGTTGTACCATCAACCCAAATCTTGGCGTGACCAAATACATCCTCACTAGAGCGTAAATCAGCATGGGTTGCCATATCTACAAGGGTTGCCATATCTGCATCAATAGTAGAGGTGGTTGTATAATCTGCTAATGCAGTAGTAATATACTCTGTTGTAGCTACCTTAGTAGTATCGTCAGCAACATCAGGTGTTAAAGCCTCAAAAGATTGATTAGAATCACCAGCCTTTTTAGCTGTATTATTAAATTCATTCTGTATAGCCACAAAGTCATTATAGAAATGTGTACCTGAGATTACTTTTCCTGCAGAAGCAGCGTCTAAAGCGTCTTTACGTTGCCAATCGTTTTGAATTGTATAACTCATCTTATCTTACCTCTCTTAAATAGTAATGTTAAATCCTGAAGGACTGTAGAAGACCCACCAGTTTCAGCGGTGAATGTAAATTGAACGTATTTGGCTGCCCTGGATAATGGAATATTGTACTCTTTTAGACCTTTAGTGCTTGCGTATTCAGAACCAGGTGACTCACAGGTAGTAGGGGCAGCAGATAGTGGGTGACAAAAGTAATAATTAGAGCCTTCGTTTCTTGTAGCTATAGGAGAGCCTGATGTTATAGTGTTCTCCACATATAAAGGTTCACCGTCACCAGGGTCAACTTCTTCTACATATTTGACATAAGCAAGTCCGTCATCCTCATAGACACACATATCACCACTGGTGTAATCAAATCCATCTATATCATTATTGCAACTGTACTTAGCCACACCGTACAGGTAATCAATACCAGGTGGATTAAGTTGTGTAGTTAGCGCATTAGTAGAAGAAGCTCCAAAGTCTCTATCCCACTTAACAGACATATCTGTATTAGCACCACCACCAATAACTGCCTTTAGTTTCTTTAGAAGGGCAGCTGTAACACCCTCGCCCAAATCAATCCATGTTGTTTGGAATCTACCTGTATAGCTTTGATTATCGTCATATTCGAGAGTAGGTGTAGCTGATGTTATCTCTTTATCACTATAGCCCTCGTATTTAGCTAGACTGCCACCATTTTGACCAATTAAGAAACCGTCTGTTTCTGTATTAATCATTGAATGAATATTAAAACTAGACTTCTTGAAGTCCCAGAAAGTAACCCTAGGGGAAGCAGCAGGTGTCATGTGCTTCATATCAAAAACATACACTATGTTTATATCAATGAAGGTTAGGATATAAAGCCCTTCTTCTTCAACATATACAGATTTGAAAGAAGACGTAGATTTAATATCTCTAATAATGTTATCTTTTAAAGCTGTTGATAAGTCAAGTAAAGGGACGTTATCTTTCTCTGTAGTACGTGCTAGAGACCTGAGACCTGTAGAGGATAAGAAGAACAAATCATCAGCTACTTGTTGTATTGTATCTCTAGCTACACAACCAATACCTCTAATAACCTCAACTAACGCCATATTATTAGGTTCTGTTGGGTTGCTATAGATAACGATATTGTGTTTACCAAAGATAACTAACTGTCCATAAAAAGGCTCAATAGCTATAATCTCATCTTGCCCCCAAACAGTTGCTAAATCAATAACACCTGATGAACCAGCGTCCCACTCAGTTTCATTTAATAAGTCAGAGTAGAATAATACATCTTTTGTTTCTGTAACGCCACCTACCCACATACGCCCATAGTAACCAGTTCCACAATCAGGGTCGAACTTAGTTAATGGTGATGATGTATGAGTATAACCAGTTTCATCTGGTGAAGTGCCAGTGCCACTCTTTATAGTAGACCAGGTAGCCCCTTCATAAGTAAGAGGTTCATGTGTCTCTTGTAGTGCGATAAGCCTATTATTAAAGTTAATAAATTGCCAGTTGTTAGCCGTGATTGACGTAGTATAGGCATCCGTGAAAGCGGAAGCTGCGTTTGTTATATCTACTTTAGATATCTTATTAGTCGTACCATCTAATGTTCCACAGAACAATTCATAATCAACAACAGTACCGTTTGAAGATGTCTTTTTATATTCACCTATAGAAGATATAGCAGTACCGTAAGTAGGTAGTACCTTCTGAACAACACCGCTTCTAAAAGTAATTCTACCTGACTCTTTAAAGGCAATATTATCTGCTTTAACTAACCAGCTAGGGTCTAAAGATGTAGGGTTAGCTTGAGTATTAACACCATTAATCCCTATATTATCTAAAGGTAAGTAGGTAAGTTTAGCTGCCATTAGTTAATGTACCAATCTGTTTCATATTGAACATTACCACTATCTCTGATAATAGCTTGATTTAAAGATTCTTTAACTTCTAGTGCGATTACACTTGTTTGTGTACCACCATCTTCACCTCTCTCAGATACTGCTCTAGCCCAAGCACCTAATATAACAGGCTGCTCAGGTACTTTTAATACATCACCAGGTAGTTCTAAATTAGACTGAGGCTTAACAATATCAAATGTAATAGTTTGAGCATCGGTAGGTATAGGGGAAACTTCAATCTTTAAGTTATTAGAAGAATCAGTACCGTTAAAAGCATAGTACATAGGTTCACCAGTAGCCTCTGTAGGGTACTTTAATGAGTTCATATACTGACGGCTGACTTGTACTAGATTGTTACCTGTTGATTGATTGATAACTGTCATAACCTTAACTTCTTGACCAGAGTTTAGATTGTATTCTTTAGTACCTGCAACAGTCGCTATATTTACTGAAACCCTAAGATTAAGCCAATCATGGTAGCTCTCGATGTTCTTCTTAGAGTCATTTACTAAAGAGCCAATCATCTTTTGATAATCAGATACACCACCTGTAGCTAAATTTAAAGTCTTATCAGCAGCCCACTCAGCACTGTGAATAGTATCTTCTCGTAGTCTAATCAAGACTTCATTAATTAATTCTTTATATGTCATAGTGTGTGCCTAAGGTAAGTAAATTACTCTAGCATAGAGCTTCCAGTCACTCCATGCAGCCCAGCCATTAGCCCCTGCTGCATTTGCATCATTCCATAAATGGAAAGCTCCTGAAGTAACGTAATTCCCCAAAGTTATTTTAATATCAGCAGTCGAACAGTCAGAGGATGTGTGCCATAAAGGGTGTTGGTAAGCGTCATCATGTTGGGACAAGCTACTATTGTAGCTTAATATATCTCCAGCAGAAAAACCTCTAGTATCATTAAGACACTCCCACTCTAATAGAACATCTACTAAAGAACCTGTAGGCACTCCGAAGTCTGTAGCTACATTCTTTGAGAAGGTAGAATAAGCAACAGTCGGAGCGGTAGTGTACATTGCTATTCTATTGGAATACTGAGTAACTTTAGCTACCTCGTCATCAACATAAGCTTTAATAGATTCTGAAGTAGCCAAGGTAGTAGCACTAGCAGTATCCATGGTGTTATCATCTAGTACAGCTGTTCCAGTAATAGAGGTGTTTAACGTAGCATCAGTTAAGGTAGCGCTTGTTAGTGTCGAAGAAGTTAATGTATCACCTGCCTTCTTAGCAAATGATGTATCTACAAAAGCAGTAGTAGCAATCTTAGTGGTATTATCATCTACATTAGGAGTTGTAGATAACGGTGCGCCTGTAAAAGTAGGACTAGCTATCTCAGCCTTATCAGTATTAAGGTTAGTAAAGTTAGCGTCTAGCTCATTATGAGTAAGAGCCGAGCCTTTACTTGAGCGTGTCGTTATTGTAGCCATAGTTTCTCCGTTTTAAAGTCACTGTGTTGTCTCAGAGAGAGGCACTTAGTGACATTATAATACAATATATTCAGTTAAATCAATTACTTAGCTGTCTTTTTTAGCTGGTTTCTTTTTAGCTGGTGCTTTTACTGGGTTTGTTTCTTTCCATTTAATCATTTTA